AGCTGGTAAATGGGAAACCCAACAAGGTGGTGAATACTTTGCAGCTGGTGTTGGATCAGCGATTACTGGTCGTGGTGCCGATCTACTAATTATTGATGACCCACACTCCGAGCAAGATGCTTTAAACATAGATGCTCTTGAGCGTGCTTACGAATGGTATACGTCTGGTCCTCGTCAGCGTCTACAACCAGGTGGTACAATTGTTTTGGTTATGACTAGATGGAATACAAAAGATCTAACCGGTAAATTATTACAAGCACAATCAAAAGAACCGAAGTCAGATAAATGGGAAGTAATAGAATTTCCTGCTATCATGCCTTCCGGTGAACCAGTGTGGCCAGAGTTTTGGAAGAAGGATGAACTACTTGGAGTAAAAGCATCACTGTCAATAGGTAAATGGAATGCACAGTGGATGCAAAACCCTACTTCAGAAGAAGGAGCTTTGATCAAAAGAGAATGGTGGCAGAAATGGGAAGCAGATGAACCACCACATTTATATCACATCATACAATCTTACGACACCGCATTTATGAAAAAAGAAACAGCCGATTACAGTGCGATAACGACATGGGGAGTCTTTTATAAAAACGAAGATTCTGGTCCACAGTTAATATTATTGGACTCAGTTAAAGATAGATTTGAGTTTCCAGAGCTGAGAAGAGTTGCAATGGAGCAATATAGATATTGGAATCCAGAGACTGTTATTATTGAATCTAAAGCTTCTGGACTACCTTTAACATATGAATTAAGAAAATTAGGGATCCCAGTTATTAACTTTACACCGAGTAAAGGAAATGATAAACATACAAGGGTAAACAGCGTTGCACCTCTATTCGAGAGTGGATGCATATGGGCGCCCACAAATCAAGCCTTCGCTGAGGAAGTCATTGAGGAATGTGCAGCTTTTCCTTATGGTGACCACGACGACTTAGTCGATAGTATGACACAAGCTGTAATGAGATTTAGGCAGGGAGGATTCATAGAGCATCCGGAAGACGCTATAGATGAACCTTTGCCACAACCTAAAAAGGTTTATTATTGATGGAAAAATTAATTCAGTTAATTACAAAACTTTACGGAAAAAGTGCGTTGTCAAAAACATTGGGGACAAGAACTAACGTAATAACTCTTTCTGATAATGAGACAAAAAGATTTATTAAAGAAGAATTAAATATAGAAGCTGCCTCTGATGCAGCTGCACAAGCTGCAAAAGACAAAGCAGAAAAATTAATTGCTGACATTCCTAAAATGAATGATCAAGAGATTTTAACTTTCACTGGGAACTTACAAAGATTAGATAATAAATTAAACCCACCTTCAGCAGAAGTAGTTCAAATGGGAAGTAGAGAAGTGGTTCCAGCAGAAGGAATCGAGCAGCTAGCTGCTGGACAAACGGCTAAACGTTTAATGGATGAAACTATTAGTATGGCAGAAAAAAGACAGAGAAGTGCCAATGAAGGTTTAATTAGAACGGCAGTAAGATTTAAAATGATAAAAGATTTACGAGAAGGTAAATTAAAGGTACCGGAAGAAATTGCTCAAAGCATTAGTCAAGTAGGTTCATCTAGAAACGATCCAATAAAATTATTTGAAAAATATTATGGACCAGATGCATTAGAAATAGTGGATGAACTTTCTCCAGAGTTTAGAATGATTGAGAGAAAAGGTGGCACAGAAATGGATCTTGTTAAAAAAATAGAACAAAATGTTGATGCTAGACCTTTAACACCACAAGAGATAAGTGACATGGCTGCTAACACAAGAGAAGCCGGTCGAGTAAGACAAGAAGTAGAAGAAGGTAATATAATACCTTTAACAGATAAAGACCCGGAAAATTTTGCAACCGGCGGCAGAGTTGGTTTTAATGATGGTGGTTATACTTTTGAACAATTTTTAAAAGATAAACAACAAGTTGATAAATTTATGAGTATTGAAGAATTAAAAAGAGAATATAAACGAATGATGGAATTAAAGAAAATAAGAGATCAAAGAGATATGGTTGCAACCGGCGGCAGAGTTGGTTTTGATGATGGTGGATTAGGAAGTTTACCATTAGGTTTACAAATGGATACAACAACCTCTAACCCAATTCCAGAAAATGCACCTAACATGGCTGCAGATGAAATAGCTAAAGTAATTATGGGAACAGGATTCTTACCGGAAGAAGATGATGAACTAGGTTATCCAGAAGGTATGGAGAAACCAATGAGTTCAAAATTATTTATATTTGAAGAGTATGTAATACCACAAAGAAAAAAGATGATGGAAAACTTTGGCTTAACTTTAAAAGAAGCTGATGATTTAATTAGACAAGAAATGGAAAAGTATAGAACTAATAAAGCTACAGGCGGCCGTGTAGGTTACGCTTACGGTTCTGGTAAAAAACTTTTAGATGTTTTAAAACAAAAAGGTAAAGACATTACGCAAGAAATTAAAAAAGCGGTAGATAATATTTATACTACTGACGATATAAAATATGATGCAGACGTTGCAGTAGATGATATGTTAGAAACTCTTGGAATTGATAGATCTGAGATTGATGAAAAAGATATATTAGATGCATACGGGATGGCTTACGATGAACTTAAAAAACCTCTTTTAGAAAAACTTAGAAATAAACCAGTTGAAAACTTAGCTCCTAAAATGACTGAGCGTTTTGAACTTAAAGAAAGATTTCCAGGAATTGATGAAGAGCTAGTGACAAAGATTGTTGAAGATCCGGACCCACAAAGAAAAGCAGAAATAATTGCTACAATAGAACAAGCTTTTGAATTGATGAAACAAGGTAAATCTTCTGACGAAGTTTTAGACATCATGAAACAAATGACAGACAGAACTAAACAAGCTGGAGGCGGCTTAAGTTATTTATCGGGGTTTTAAATGGACATAGGCAAATACAAACAGGCCATGCGTCCGAAAAAATACCTGGACGGTAAATTTGTAATCTACGATGAAACGATGCCAGACGCTAGCGACGCGCAGCTAGGAGCTAGAGAAGAGTTTGCAATCGGTGGTGGAGTTATAGAAGGAAATGATTTAGGAACGAGAGAAGGTTTCTTTAATCCAAGAGAAAAAGAATTAAAGTCAATAAAAAATTATTTAGGTTTAGAAAAGTTTACAAAGTTAAGAATTCAACATAAAGATAAAACAAATAAAGAATTTGCAGACTGGTTAAATAGTCAAAAAAATAAAGATGGAACTAAAAAATATATTCCTGATCCAAAACAAGCAAAAGAATTTAAACCAACAACAATAGATAGAAGATATCAAGAAGGTTTAAAAAAAGGATTATATCCGGAAGATTTTGATTTTAAAGGATCTACAAAAGATAGATTAGCAAAAGCAGTTGTAACAGATGAAGAAAGAGCAGCTTACATAGAATACGCTCAAGAACAATTTAAAAACAGACCGGAAAGACTAAAACAAATTCTTAAATTAGATAAAGAAGGTTTAGATAGACAAGTAAAAGAAAGAAAAGCCTATTTAAAGAAAAGACAAAAACCTGGTTATATGGAAAAAAAAGCAGAATACAATAGACAGAGAAGAAAAGATCTAACTTCTGGCATATTAGGTGAAGAAGCAAAGATAAAATACGAACAAGATGTAGAGGATCGAAACAGAAAAAGATATGCCAAGAGAAATAATTTAGTTTTTTATAGAAAACATGATGACGCTAAAAGTCTTTTTTGGGAAGATTTATTAAGAAGAAACCATTACGCTAAAGATGATGGTAAGTATTTTAAAATGGAAAATTTAAAACACGAACATCCAAATTATGTAAAAGGAGAAGAAGTAAGAAATGTTGTTTTAATAGATAAAAATGGAAATAAATTAAGGTATGACACTTTGTTTGAAGATTTAAAAAATATGACAGACATACCGGTAGAAAAAATAATTAAACCGTACGCACAAAAAGCTTTTTTATCAAAAGAAGGATTACTACCAGAATTAAAAGAACAATACGGAATGGTGTTAGGTCAAAGAAGACATCCTTTTCACATTCACCACGTTAAAGGTGTAAAGGTAGATCCATTTGATGTTATGTTAACTTTTGAAGGCCAGAACGTAAGTGAAGGTGCAGCAAGAAGAATGTTAACAAGTAAGTTAAATAGAATAGCGATGACAGATAATACATCTATACCAGGTATTCAAAACTATACTAAAAAGAAAAAAGCACTTCAAACTTTTTATAATAGTTTAGGAGAAGACATAGAAGTTCAAGTAGGTAAGAAAAGAGTTGGAACAGTTAGTCCTCTTGATGAAATGTTAAAAAAAACAGGAGTAAAAATTAAAAAAGATGTTTTAAAAAGAGCAGCAAAAATTGATGATATGGAAATTAATGAAATGTTAAGTCAATTCTGTAATGTTCAAAAAAGAGCAGAAGGAACTGGTTCACTCGCTTGTTCAATAGAGGAAGTACAAAACAATATAAGAGGAGAAGCAAGATCTGCTTTAAAAACTGGTAAGGTTGGTTCTAAGTTAGGTCGATTAATGTCTTTAGGTGGTAAAGTATTTGGTTTAGTAGATCTACCGATTGAATTAGCTTTTGCAATGCCTCACATGTTAAGAGGAGATAAAGACGCTGCAAAGAAAGCAATGATTGTTGGATTGTTTGGAGCAGGACGAGATAAATTTGAAAGAGCAAATGAAGAGTTGGGTAAGGACAGCGCAACTTCTAAAATTTATAATTTTGAAAAAGCAAATGAAGATTTTATAACGGCTGTGACGGATGCTTACAATGCTAAGAAAAGTTTAGATAGAGAAGACTTTGAACAATTGCCAAATAAGATTAAACAAAACGCACAGAAATCTTTGGAAGAAAATACAGAGAAAGCAAAAAGTTTATATAAGGTGGTTAACAAAAATAAACCATCTTTACAAAACATTATAGAATCTAAAAAAGAATTAAGTGATTTACAATCAAAAGGAACGTTAGGTAATTTTACTTATTACGGACAAGGACTAGATGATAATTTAAATTATTATGGTGGTGATGTAGATTTAGATGCTCCTATTCGTGCACCTTATGAAGGGGAAGATATTTCAAAACCTACAGACTTTGTAGAAGCTCAAGGAGATCCAATGTATCCGTACCAAAAAAAACAAGGTTATTTATCAAAAGCGGTAGAAGATGCTTACACTGGATTTACTGGTAAAGATATTTTAGATCGTTATTCAGATGTTAAATTAGAAGATACACAAAAATTACCGGAAGCAGAACAAGATTATTTAGAACAAGGTTTTAGAGAACTCGCAATGAATATAGGTCCAAAAGCAACATTAAAAATTATGGAAGAACAAGGAATGGATCCTTCCGTTTTATCTGGAATGTTTCCAACCGGTTATCTAGAACGTCAAGGTTTTTCAGATGGTGGAATGAGTAGACGTGGCTTTTTAAAATTACTAGGAGCATTAGGTACAACCATTGGTGCAGCTAAAACTGGATTGTTAAAATTAGCAGGAAAAGAAACTACTAAACAAGTTACAGAACAGGTAGTTACACCAAGTAATGTTGAAAAAATATATCTTGATTTAATTAATGTTGTAAAAAACAAAGGTATTTTAAAAAGATTGGATAGTGATTTAGAAACAAAAGTTGGAGAAGTTTATGAATACAAAGGTGTAAAAGTTTTAGAAGATGGTGAAAATATAGAACTTAGATTTGAAACAGACACAGGTGCACCTGCCGTTGTTGAATACAGAAAACCGGGTTATGAAGTAGACCCCGATGCCGGAACCTCGCAACAAGTACCTGGAGAATTTATTTATGAAGCACAAGAGATAGGAAGATATGGTCCTGACGGTGATGTAGATTTAGATTATGTAGAAGAAATTGTAGATCCAATTCAAAATGTCACCAACATGGCTGACGAGGTTTTTGAAACCTATGTTTATAAATCCCCTGCAAACAGAGTTCCGACTACCGAAACTCAAAAAGCAATAAGAAATAAACATTTAAAAGAAGGTGGAGAGCATTACTCACTTTTAGATGAAACAATAGATGATTAAAGGTAAAAAATCAGGTCCACCACCAAAAAAAGGTCCTAGTTCACAGGGCTTGAATATTCAATATAATACTGTTAAAACAGTCAAACAATCTGGAGAAAAAAATAATGGCAGAGATAGACAAGGCGCTACCAAATATAAAAGTTCAACCTGAAGAAACAACTGACGATATCGCAGTTGAAATGGTTGAGGAAATTGAAAAGGTAGAACCTGGTGAAACTCAAATTACTGAAATGGAAGATGGATCAGTTGATATTGATTTTGATCCACAAGCTTTAAAACAATCGCAAGCAACAGATTTTAATGCTAACTTAGCTGATTTTGTAGACGAAAGAGAGTTAGGTTATTTATCTTCAACACTACATCAAAATTATCAAGACTATAAAAGTTCTAGAAAAGATTGGGAAAAATCATATACTCAAGGATTAGAACTATTAGGATTTAAATATGAAAACAGGACGGAACCGTTCGCCGGTGCTTCGGGTGCCACTCATCCGGTGCTTGCTGAAGCTGTTACTCAGTTTCAGGCGTTGGCATATAAAGAGTTACTCCCAGCTAATGGACCAGTCAGAACACAAATAATCGGAGTTCAAACTCCAGAAAAAACTCAACAGTCAAATCGTGTAAAAGATTTCATGAACTATCAGTTGATGGATCAGATGAAAGAATACGAACCAGAGTTTGATCAAATGTTGTTTTATTTACCTTTAGCAGGTTCAGCATTTAAAAAAGTTTATTATGATGATTTATTGGAACGAGCAGTATCTAAGTTTGTTCCAGCAGATGATTTAATTGTTCCGTACACAGCTACCTCATTAGATGATGCGGAAGCAATTATTCATCGAATTAAAATTTCTGAAAACGAATTAAGAAAACAACAAGTGGCAGGTTTCTATAGAGATGTAGAATTAAAAGCGGGTCATGATAATTTAACTGACGTTGAGAAAAAAGAATTAGAATTAGAAGGCACAGTCAAAACTGGAAGAGATGATGATATTTTTACTTTGTTAGAATGTCATGTTAATTTAGACTTAGAAGGTTTTGAAGATGTTGGACCAGATGGTGAACCAACAGGAATTAAACTACCTTACATTGTAACTTTAGAAGAAAATTCTAGAGAAGTTTTATCTATTAGAAGAAACTATGAACAAAACGATCCAAAGAAATCTAAAATACAATACTTTGTACATTTCAAATTTTTACCAGGTTTAGGTTTTTACGGTTTTGGTTTAATTCACATGATTGGTGGATTATCTAGAACTGCAACGTCTGCATTAAGACAATTATTAGATGCAGGTACTTTATCAAACTTACCTGCTGGATTTAAACAAAGAGGTATTAGAATTAGAGATGATGCACAATCAATACAACCCGGCGAATTCAGAGACGTAGATGCTCCTGGAGGAAACATAAGAGACGCTTTTATGACTCTTCCTTTCAAAGAGCCTTCTCAAACCTTATTACAACTTATGGGAGTCGTGGTAAATGCAGGACAAAGATTCGCTTCGATAGCGGACCTGCAAGTAGGTGACGGGAATCAACAAGCAGCTGTGGGCACGACTGTAGCATTGCTTGAAAGAGGTAGCAGAACAATGTCTGCTATTCACAAAAGAATTTATTCAGCTCTCAAAAATGAATTTAAAATTTTATCAAGAGTATTTAGATTATACTTACCTGCAGAATATCCATACGATGTAGTTGGGGGTCAAAAAATGATTAAACAATCAGACTTTGATGATAGAGTGGATATACTGCCAGTTGCTGACCCTAACATTTTCTCACAGACACAGCGTATTTCTTTAGCGCAAACAGAACTGCAACTGGCAATGTCAAATCCTCAAATGCATAATTTGTATCAAGCATATAGAAATATGTATGAAGCAATTGGTGTAAAGGATGTTGACACCGTATTAATTCGACCACAACCACCACAACCAAAGGACCCTGCTTTAGAACACATTGATTCTTTGGCAGGGAAACCGTTCCAAGCGTTTCCAGGTCAAGATCACCGAGCACATATGACGGCTCACTTAAATTTTATGGCAACAAACATGGCTAGAAACAATCCAACAGTCATGGCAAGTCTAGAAAAAAATATTTTTGAACACATTTCGTTAATGGCTCAAGAACAAGTTGAAATTGAGTTTAAAGATGAGATGCAACAACTTCAACAAATGCAAGCTATGATGCAACAGAACCCACAAATGGCTCAACAAATGCAAATACAAGCTAGAATGATGTCAGAAAAGATAGAAGCTAGAAAAGCAGTGTTGATTGCAGAGATGATGGAAGAATTTATGAAGGAAGAAAAAGAAATTACTTCACAATTTGATAATGATCCTATTGCAAAACTACGAGCAAGAGAGCTAGACATCAGAGCACAAGAAAATGCACGTAAGAAAAAGGTTGATGATGAGCAAATTAACCTAAATAAAATGAAAGCAATGATGAATCAGATGCAAACTGACGAAAAATTACAACAAAATGAAGATTTAGCACAGTTAAGAGCCGATACTTCGATTGAAAAAACAATTTTAGCTGCTAAATTAAAACAAAATAGGTAAATTATGTGGTTTAGTGCAATAAAATTAGCTGTAAACGCTGGTTCACACATTTTTAAGAAGCGTCAAGAGACAAAAATGCTTATGGCAGACGCTCAAATGGAACATGCAAGAAAAATGGCCCGAGGTGAGGAAGCTTACCAGGGAAAATTGCTAGAAGCCCGACAATCGGACTGGAAGGACGAGGCGGTTTTGATAATTTTAAGTTTGCCCGTGTTGGTGCTCGCTTGGGCAGTGATATCGGATGACCCGACAGCGATGGACAAGGTAAAATTGTTCTTCGAAATGTTCTCGCAGCTCCCTTCATGGTTCACTAATTTATGGATACTTGTAGTCGCGAGTATTTATGGTATAAAGGGTACACAAATTTTCCGGAATGGAAAAAAATAAGGAGGAAACACATGGCAAACAAAAGATTTAATAAACAAGTGCCTGGTTTTGGATTTATAAAAGGCAAACCTGAAAAAGGAACCGAAGCTGTAAAGGGCAACGTGTCTCCTCAGGAAAAGAAAAATATTGCTTTTACAAAATCTAGAAAAATCAAAAACACAGCGAGTTAATTATGAAAAAAGAAAAAGGAAAATACCCTTCAAAAGGTATGAATGCTTTAGCAAGTAAAAGACCGGATGTAGCTAAAAAAATTATGGGTTACAAAGAAGGTGGCAGAGCTAAGATGATGGACGGTGGAGTTACTAATCATGCTCAGTTAACTGGCTTTGGAGCAGTAAGACCGGAAGTTAAAAAATTCGGTAAATAGTCATGGCTAAACTTTGCGCAAAAGGTAAAGCTGCAGCTAAAAGAAAATTCAAAGTGTATCCATCAGCATATGCTAATATGTATGGATCAGCAGTTTGTTCTGGTAAAATAAAACCAGGTGGAAAGAAAAAAACTAAAAAAAGAAAATGAGTTTACGTAAATGGGTTCAAGAGAAATGGGTGGACATTGGAGCTCCAAAGAAGAACGGCAAGTATCAACCTTGCGGGAGATCGAAGGGAAGCAAAAGAGCATATCCAAAGTGCGTACCACTTGCAAAAGCCACACGGATGACAAGTTCGCAAAAGGCGAGTGCTGTCAAACGAAAAAGAGCTGCAGGTAACACAGGACCTAAACCAACTAACGTAAAAACTTTTACAAAAAGAAGTAAAGCTGCTGATGGTGGTTACATGGGAAGTTTTATTAAATTAGATGTTGATGGAAAAACTTATGGTAATCCATCTTATAAAAAATATTATAAAGGAATGATATAATGGCCGAAAGACCAATTAGAAAAACAACTGGTAAAGGTGGCAATTATAGACCAACAAAATCTGGAGCTGGAATGACAGCTAAAGGTGTAAGAGCTTACAGGGCAGCAAACCCTGGAAGTAAATTAAAAACAGCCGTGACTGGAAAAGTGAAGCCAGGATCAAAAGCTGCAAAACGCAGAAAATCTTACTGCGCTAGATCACTAGGACAATTAAAACGATCATCAGCGAAGACAAGAAACGATCCAAATTCTCGAATACGACAGGCACGGAGAAGATGGAAATGTTAAATGTCTAACCACACACTAGAAACATTCGTACCAACATTAAGAAAAAAAGTAAGAGATTCTTACCAGTCTATAGGTGAAACTATGGTTGCTGGAGGAGTAAAAGATATGGAACAATATCGATATCTTTTAGGACAGGCGCACGCCTTACAATTAATAGATCAGGAAATATCAGACCTGCTAAATCCAAAGGAGGATAAAAAAGATGATACTGAAAGAGATGACACAAACATCATCCGATTCAAAGGAAGTCCCGAAGACTAAACTTGCATTGGAAGAAAAATATAAAGAACAAGATAAAATAGAACAAAGTAAAAGAGTTGATGAAACAAATGTTGCATCAATTCAAGATGAACTTCCAACACCAACTGGTTGGAGATTATTAGTTTTACCGTTCACACCTAAAGATAAAACTAAAGGTGGAATTATTGTTGCACAAGAAACTTTAGACAGATTAAGAATCGCAGTGAACTGTGGTTATGTTCTAAAGATGGGACCTGAAGCTTATAAAGATAAAGATAAGTTTCCATCAGGCGCTTGGTGTAAAGAAAAAGATTGGGTGATTTTTGCAAGATATGCAGGATCACGTTTACCAATAGAAGGCGGAGAAGTCCGTATTCTTAACGACGACGAGGTTCTTGGAACTATTAAAGATCCAGAATCTGTGTTGCACCACATATAACATAGGAGGAGACTATGCAAGAACAAGAAAATAAAAAAGACACTCCAATGGTGGACATTGATACTTCAGGTCCAAGTGCAGAAGTTGAATTAAACGAAGAAGCACAAACTGAAGAACAAGTAGAAACTACGGAGCAAGACACTAGCCCCTCGACGCAAGAAGCGAGTAGCGAGGAGCAAGGTGAAGACGATCAGAAAGAATCGAAAGATAAAGAATTAGAAAACTATAGTAAAGATGTACAAAGAAGAATAGCTAAGCTAACTGGTAAATGGAGAGAAGCTCAAAGACAAAGAGATGAAGCCATTGAATTTGCAAGATTGCAAAAACAGAAAGCGGAAGAAGCATCAAAAAAATATTCTTCTTTAGAAACATCGTCTATGAAAGATAGACAAAGTAAAATCCAATCACTTTTAGATGCACAAAAGTCTAAACTAGCACAAGCTAGAGAGGCTGGAGATGTAAACGCAGAAGTAGATATTCAAAAAGAAATATCGCGATTGGGTTATGAAGAAGTTAGATTACAGGAACTTTCTCAAATAGCAGAAGAACAAAAAGCTGCTAAAAATGAGAATGTAATCCCAACTTATCAACCTAGACAACCAGAACCTGTTAGAGAAGTAGATCCGAAAGCAGAGTCTTGGGCATCTAATAATAGATGGTTTGGTACGGATAAAGCTATGACTTACACAGCTTTTGACTTACATAAAACACTAGTTGATGAGGAAGGATATGATCCTAAATCTGATGAATATTATGTTGAAATCGACAAAAGAATGAGGGTTGAATTTCCGCATAAATTTGATACTAATAATGATACAAATATAAAAGGTGAAACGACAAAGCCTACACAGACAGTAGCGTCGGCGACGCGAAGTGTAAAACAAAGTCGCAAAACTATCAGTCTCACCCCTTCTGAAGTTGCTATCGCCAAAAAATTAGGAGTGTCATTAGAAGATTATGCAAAACAAAAAAAACACATGAAGGAGGTTTAAGCATATGGAAAACGATAAACTAAACAAGACCCCTCGTGCGAGTCAGTCTAGAGTTTCTGAAAAGAGACCTACAACCTGGACTCCCCCGTCATCTTTAGATGCACCTACTGCGCCGGATGGATTTCGACACAGATGGATAAGAACTGAAGTTTTAGGCATGGACGATACAAAGAACATGTCTGGTAAACTTAGATCTGGATGGGAACTCGTAAGAGGAGATGAATACCCAGGTCAAACTTATGCAACTGTTAAAGAAGGAAAATACGCAGGAGTGATTGGAGTTGGCGGCCTTGTGTTGGCAAGGATACCGGAAGAGCTCGCAAAATCTCGAGAAGCTTATTTTAATAAGCAAACACAAGATCGAGAAGAAGCAGTAAACAACGATCTCATGAAGGAACAACACCCAAGTATGCCGATCGATAGTGATCGACAGAGTCGCGTAACTTTTGGTGGTACTAAAAAGTAATTTTTTAGCGATACCAACTACCGCGATACTAAATATAAACTAAACTAAGGAGTAAATAATATGGCTAACAAAGACGCCGCTTTCGGTTTGAAAGCAATTGGTAAAGTTGGTCAGAATAGAGACAACCAAGGTTTAAGTGAATATAGTATTGCAGCTTCTTCAAGCGCAATTTATCAATGGGACCCAGTAATCATGGCGGATACTGGTGAAGTTGAGGTTGCAGCAGCAGGAGAAGTTTTATTAGGTTCACTTAATGGTGTATTTTATACTGACGCTTCAACAAGCAAACCTACATGGGCTAATCACTTAGCAGCATCTAACACTGCAACAGACATTGTTGGATTCGTTGCTGATGATCCCTATGAAAGGTTTGAAATACAAAGTGCTGGTACAGTAGCTCAAACAAACATTGGTAACTGTGCTGACATCGCGTACACTGCGGGTGCAACGCCTAACTATATTTCAAAAGTTGAAATATCAGGAACAATGGCAGCAACTGCAGCTCAATTAAAAATAATCGGTGTTTCAAAAGACCCTGATAATAACGAATTAGGCGCAGCTAATGCGAATGTAATCGTTACTATTGCGGAGCACTTTTTAACACAAACAGCCGGAATCTAATAGAGGAGAATAATTATGGCGATAAGTAGAGGACAACTAGTTAAAGAACTAGAGCCAGGTTTGAATGCTTTATTCGGTCTGGAATATAATAGGTATGACAATCAGCATGCTGAAATTTTCGATACAGAAAACAGTGACAGAGCTTTTGAAGAAGAAGTAATGTTATCTGGTTTCGCGCAAGCTCAAACTAAACCAGAAGGATCTGGCGTAACGTTTGATAATGCACAAGAAACTTTCACAAGCAGATATACGCACGAGACAATTGCTCTTGCATTCTCAATCACTGAAGAAGCGATTGAAGATAACTTGTATGATAGATTAGCTTCTAGATATACAAAAGCATTAGCAAGATCTATGGCGAATACCAAACAAGTAAAAGCAGCTAACGTATTGAACAACGCGTTCAATTCAAGTTTTGCTGGTGGTGATGGTAAGGAGCTTTGTGCTACTGACCACCCAACAATTGCTGGTACTTTCTCAAATGAGTTAGCAACACCTGCTGACTTAAACGAGACATCATTAGAGCAGTCTTTAATTGACATTGCTGCTTTCACTGATGAAAGAGGCTTAAAAATTGCAGCTAGAGGAATGAAAATGGTTATTCCTTCTGAGTTACAATTCACAGCTGAAAGACTGATGAAGTCTGCTGGTAAAGTTGGTTCACCTAACAACGATGTAAACGCAATCGCGTCTATGGGAATGATTCCACAAGGTTACGTGGTTAATAATTTCTTAACAGACACAGATGCGTTCTTCATCAAAACTGACGTGCCAAATGGTATGAAAATGTTTGTTAGATCACCAATCAAAACTGCTATGGAAGGTGACTTCGATACAGGAAACGTTAGATACAAAGCTAGAGAGAGATATTCTTTTGGATTCTCTGACCCTAGAGGTATCTTCGGATCACCAGGTGCTTAATACTTAATAGTATTAATTTTGAGAGGGCCCTTTACGGGCCCTTTCTTTTTTGATAGAAAGAAAAAACATGACAAAGAAATATCTAATTAAAATTTTTACAAAACATCTTCAAACAAAGTTCGAAATCGAAAGTAATAAAGAGATAAATACTGCTGATGATCTCAATCAGCCAATCATTGACTTTATAGGAAAATCTGATATACAATGGGAAAGAAATGATCTTCAGTTTACAAGCACTGGAAATGATTTTTATATAACCTATGAGGAGGTTAATGATGGCTCAGGACAACATGGTACTGTTCGCGAAGAAACTGAAACTCGAGTCTAGATGGAACGAGTTGTTTCTTGAAAACAAAGGACAAATAACACCTGAAATGTCTGTTCTTGGTGATGAGATCAAAAATGTTATTAGATCAATCATCAGACAACAGGAAGAGCAAGTCCACAGCAATCCTAGAGATGGTGAGATTCATCTTTACGCTGGTTAATTAGGACTTAAACATTGTCGGAAAACACTTTTCTTCTGTAGGGATTTCTTGCACTTTTCTATAAATTAATATATAAATTTTGAAATCTTAAGATTAATAAGGAGATATATCTATGAAATCAGATGTAAAAGCAGTAAGAGTTACTGGAACAGGTTCTGTATTTGCAGGAAGAACAAGATTAAGAGGATTAATTCTTGCTTCTGATGGTGGTGGTGCAGGAACAATTATTTTACAAGACGGTAATTCAGCAACACAATTTCAAGGAGACTGTCCAACAGGTGATGTCTTTGCATTTAATATTCCAGAAGATGGAATTTTATTTGAAGGCGGAATGACGGTTTCTACTATTACAAATATTGCAGGTGCAACATTATTAATAGATAAGTAGGAGGCTAAATGGCTAATACTACTTCTGGAACAGCAACGTTCGAAAAAGGTTTTTCTATATCTGATATAGTAGAAGAAGCTTACGAAAGAATTGGCATAGTAGGTGTTTCTGGACATCAATTAAAAACTGCAAGACGTTCTTTAAATATTTTATTTCAAGAGTGGGCTAATAGAGGTTTACATTATTGGGAAGTTGGAAATAATTCAATTACATTAGTTGATGGTCAATCAACATATACAATGTATCGATCAACAGCTGATGGTACTTCTGATGCAACAGCTGTGTATGGTGTTGATGATGTTTTAGAAGCTTCTTATAGAAATTCATCTTCTGTAGATTTTCCTTTGACTAAAATTTCAAGATCAGAGTATCAAGCTTTATCAAATAAAACAGATGAAGGAACTCCAACACAATATTTTGTACAAAGATTTATAGATAAAGTTACATTAACTTTATATTTAACACCTGGTTCAACAGAAGCAGGAAACTTTATTAATTATTATTACGTAAATAGAATACAAGATGCAGGTGACTATAGTAATGATGCAGATGTACCTTACAGATTTGTACCTTGTATGGTAGCAGGACTTGCATATTATTTAGCAGTTAAAAATGCACCAGACAGAATTCAAGTTTTAAAATTACTTTACGAAGATGAACTTCAAAGAGCGCTACAAGAAGACGGCTCTTCTAGCAGCTCGTACATAAGTCCGAAGGTGTATTATCCAGGTGTCTAATACTGCTTCAGGAAAACATTCAAAATTTATTTCTGACCGTTCTGGTATGGAATTTCCTTACAAAGAAATGGTAAAAGAATGGAATGGAGCAAGAGTACATATATCGGAATTTGAACCTAAACATCCACAGTTAGAACCAAAACCACATACTGCAGATCCACAAGGTTTACAAAATGCAAGACCCGATAGAACAGAACCACAAACAGATCCATTATTATCTAGTAATCCATTTATAATTACTTCAGGAAGTTCAACTATAAATGTTTATGAGCCAAGTCATGGAAGATCAACAAATGATATTGTTGTATTTAGAAATGTAGATGGAAGTCCGGGAGGGTTAGCTTATTCAGTGTTTGAAAATTCTTCAGGATTTAGTATAACAGTAACAGGTACAGATAATTATACTTTTGATTTAGGAAGTACACCAACTGTATCAGGAAGATTTGGAGGAAGTTTTGTTACAGCAGGACCTGTAACATTGACACCGTAATATGACATACACTTTAGCAAACTTACAAGATGATAT